GCGGTCCGCCATATGACTGCGGCTTAACGATGCAATCTTCCATCCATGCATCGTAAGGACCTTCGGTCTTATCGATAAGCACCTCAAGATATTTGCTCTTGCAGTCGTCGCCAACAAGACGATCCAACGCAATAGATTTGATCTTTTCGTAAATCGCATCTTCTGTATTTGCGTAGTAGGTTTCAACAGACAAACTAGGTTCGTAACCGTTGTCATTTACATCTGTTTCATCAAGGATATTCTTAACAGTCGCGGTATCCGGTCCCAAATCCATAGACATATCCTCAATGTTTTTGCCAATCAGGAACCATGACGGAGTTTCTCCGCCAAAAGTGGAATCCAACAAATGCATAAGATGACTTCTTTTAAGCTTTTTTATTCCTGTAGCTGCCATTTATATTTCCTCCTCAAATGTAAAATGTATCTGTATCTGATACAATCCTCTGTCTCCGTCCTCATCCAGAGCAAGCAGTATGCCATTATCAGCGGATATACTGATAGGTTCAAAATTTCCTGCAAGTTCTGGATAATTCCGGCTACTGTTCTGTTTTTCAATCCAGAAGATAAAATCCTCCGTAAAAGCTGATGCATTGAGCCTTGACAGATCATCGGCTGTGTACTCTCTGCTCTGGAGCAAAGCATTGTACTGCCATGTCTGATTTCCGCACACGTCCTCACTGAGTTTTACAAGGCCTGATGTCTGTATACTGTAATTAACAGGTTCAGACTCAGTCTGGTCTATGTGCAGATCAATATCTCCAAGATTGGGATACTGTAACACATATTCTTTCATAGCCTCCAAAAGGCTTTTATTTTGCTCCGGCAATTCGTTTCACTCCTTTGATTATTCCGGACAGATGATCGGGTTTCATACGCTCGAACCATAGTCTGCCTCGCTTGCCCCCAAGGTTAAGCCCCTGCTTGCCCATACCTTTGTTATCGTAATAATTTTTGCGGGCGTATGGTGTGTTGTAATGCACCATGCCTGATCCAACTACCGTTGATGTAATACCGGACTGTTTAAGCTTACCGGTAAGCATTGGCACATAACTATCACAGCAACGTAATACTTCGCTGTCGATATACTTCTGTACTCGGCCGCCTTTTTGCAGACCACGCCTCGCAAACAGTTCATTTTCGGGAGCGACCGTGAGAGTTACTTTAATACTGTTATTACTCATTTAGCCGTCACCTCCGTGTGCCGCATTATGGGACTGCCGTAATCCTTGCGCTCTACAGTACTGATTTTGAGCGGGCTTACAGACTTAAGCAACTCTGCCACAGAGGCTGTCACGTCAAAATCAATATCGCCCTTTGCAATATAGTCGGACTTATCGACTACAGCCAACAACGGCAGATGTATCAACGCCCGGTCAACATCGGTCTTGCCCGTCTTTGCAATGTTTTCGGCTTCGGTGTCCTGCCACCAGCAAGGATAATGCTGTGTAATAAATGCACCGTCGGGCTGTTTGTGCCAGACGGTGCATTTTGTATTATATCTCATTTATATCCACCCCACAGACCTGAGATTAAGGTATCTGGAGGCGGTCTTGATCAGCTCATCGGCGACAGCAGTCTGAGTGGTCGAATAACTTATCGAATAATCTCCGACCTTTTCGGAGGCTATCTGTTTATCCGGCTGTGCGGAGTACATGATCTCTGCACAAGCACAGCAGGCTTTGGCAAGGCTGATCTCGTCGGTCTCGGCAAAGCTCAGATTGTCGAGATATTCCGATGCACGCTCCGCAAAATAAGGATAATCCGTTTCGGAAATCTTATTGCCATGAAAATCAGCAGTGTAAAACGTGTAATCAGCATAAGCCATAGCCTACACCTCCGTTTCGCTTGTCGTATCCTCTACCGCAACTGCATCGACGATTTCCTGAATGATTGCGTCCTTCTTGCTTGCCGACCCGAGGTCAATGCCAAGTTCGGCGGCATAAGCTTTTAGTTCAGGGACTGTCATGCTCTTATAATCAATGACATTTTCATTTTCGCAATAGTCGGCAGGCGGTTCTATTGTTATTGGCTTCTCGTTAAAAGTCAATCCTACTGTCTTTGCCATAACGACACCTCCTATGCCTTGTGGTGCAGATAAATACCTGCCGCCTTGTTTTCGTACACATCAGCCAGACCATAAGCACGGAAGAAGAACAGCCAGCTGTCATCCGTCTGATTTTCCTCCGGCGTAACGACCTTGTTTACCGTGTGCTTAGGATACTGGATAACCGCCGACTTCTGGATTATCATAAAGTTTATATCCTTTGCGGTTGTCGCCTTAGCAAAACCGCCTGCCGTTTCATCGACGCCCTCTGATTTTGTCGTGCCGTCCTTAAGATCGATCGCAGTGTAAAATCTGCTCTGAGGCACTTTTACGATCTTAGCAAAGCCGTCAAGTACAGCCTTTGACTTTGTGGTGTCCACATTGATAGCAAGGTTATACAGAGTAGGAGTGATGTACAGAATACGGTTTTCCGGCGATACTTCGTCTTCGTCCATTTTGTTCTGTGCAGTGATCAGAGCGGTAAGGACATCATTACCCGATGAAAGTGTTGCTCCTGCAGAAACCTTAGATATGCCTGTTGTACCTGCATAGGTCGCGAACCTGAATGCGTCCTGTTCGGGAGCAACCTTGACGCGGATAAACTCTGAGGACAGTCTGCCGAAAGCAAGTCCTGCAGTCTCCTCATTGTCCATATTGTCAACGCTGAATTTACGACCTCTGTCGTAATTAAAGGTAACAGTCTCGTTTGTAAGAGTAACGTCGCCCTTTACATAGCCACTGTTTCTGGAGTAGTCCGCCAGACCGTCCATAGAGATCTTAGGGATTATGATCTCATTTGCGTTTGCGCCCGCTTTAACAAGAGTAGGATCGCTGTCGAGATCGGCGGTCAAAGATGCCTGCTTGTAAACCTCGTCAAGCAGTGCGATGTAGGTTTTAAATTTTGTAATTGCGTTTGCCATAATATTTTACCTCCGTAAAATTACTTAGTCGCAGGCAGACCCATTACGGCTCTTGCCTGTGCGTCTGATGTTGTTTCTGTTGCCGAACCGTGGTCAAGACCGGTGTCTATCCTTGCGGTAGGCTCATCACCATCCGCAAAGAGAAATGCTTTGTCGGCCTTAAGCTTGTCAAGCTGTTCGGTAAGACCTGTGATCTTGCCGTCATCGTCAAGCTTGAGGAGCGACGAGTCAAGCTGAGACTTGACAATGTCCACATCTCTTGCTTTTGCTCCGGCAAGGGACAGTTCCAGAGCCTTGTCAAGCTTAAGTGCGGCAATATCTGCATTGTACTTGCTTTCCCAGTCGGACGCCGCTTTCTTAAGTCCTTCAATGTCCTCGCCGTCAAATGCTTTGACCTTATCAGTAAGCTCTGAGATCGTGCCTTTTGCCGTTTCCAGTTCTGCGTTAAGGTCTGTGTACTTCTGCTGTTCTGCGGTCAGCTCCGCTGTGTGCTGTTCAAGCACCTTGTTTGCCTGCTCATCGGTAATACCGAGAGCTGTTAAATCTTTCAGTTCCATAGGGATTTTTCCTCCTTAATTTTGAGTATAAAATTTATCTCCTCGCAAGCGGCTCGGATTTTTGCTCCGCAAAAACGAGGATAAATAAAACGCCCTTGAAAGAGCGTTTTACTATCGTTAAAATGCAGTTTTAATCATCTGATAAATCTACAAGGCATTTAATAACCAAACAAATACCTTTTATTATTGTGAAGACCCATGCGGCTACATAACAGCCAACGGGGATTTGCCCTGTATCGAGGGCGTAAAGCAATATGAGGGTTGAAAGCATAAATTATCAGCTCCTTTTTGCAAAATTAAAAGCCCCCAGTAGCTGGGAGCTTATTCATTATGAATTTGAAAATAAACCTTATCATAAATATCCAATGCTTTATATCCGAAATCTGTCATATTATTCTGATTTTCGTCCATGCCATAAACAACTGATATGTTGCTAATTATGCATTGAAACATAGAAACATCTTTATTATTTATTTCTATCTGACTTGTTTCGGGGAAGAGCTTGTATGGGTATTCCAAATCTTCAAAATCGCCATATTTGACAAGCATTTCATATTCATCTTTTTTGAAATTGAATATCATAATAATACACCTCACTTTGGATTACATTGAATAAGCACGCCCGTTTCAGGATTTATGGATACTGCACATTTATCTGTAACAAATAGCTGAGATATTTTAGGTTTACCATCTTCATCATATAAAATGTTACCGTTTTTATCCCTGCTAATTTTGGGTTTCATTGCTTTACCATTGGTCAAAGCATCCTGAATATCTTGAAGTTCAACGCCAAGACGTTTCTTACCCGTATCAGGATCTTTGATTACACCAATAACACGTTCAATGAAATGATCCGATTGCCCAGTTATTTCAATACCGTTAGTTGTAGTTAAACCAACAAGACTGTTGTTAATCTCATTGTGCAACTTCTTATAATGATCGTAACCTACAAGCGGAGAAAATTTTCCCTTTTTTACAGAAGTAATATATGCATTCATCAATTTGCACTCAGGAGAGTTATTATACTTCATATTTTCAAAAATGTCAAGGCTTTTCGGCGGATTTTCTATGCCGTAGCTTTTCATTTGCTTAACAAAGTAACGATTATTCCCATATACCGCTTTCTGCGAAACACTCTTGTTAAATCCAACAACCCGAACTCTGTCCTTTTCGGAATAAAGATCGTTCGTATCGCAAAACTCAGACAGCCGTTTTTCCTTAGTTTTCAGTATAGCCGAGTGGCGTTCAAACTGATTTTGCAGTCTCCGTTTAAGCACCTCGTCTTCCGTCTCAGAGATAGCACCGTCATATGCAGCTAAACGTCTTTTTGTAGCTCGTATAGACCGCTCCATAGCACGCTGTTTCTGCGATAATTCATACTGTCTGTTGTTTTCGGTCACGTCAACAGGGAGATTAGCACGTTCGGAAATTCCCTCGAAAAACGGATAAAAATCATGTCGGCAGTTCCAGCCTTTCAAGCCGTCACCCGTTCCGTAGCCTGTGGCGGTGCTGAGTTTAGGGTATTTTTTAGATTTGCCCGAAATGCTGTAAACCTTGCCTTGCCATAAAGCGTGTGAGGGACGCGCGCCCATGTGTGCGGTGACCTCAACCAGATCGCAGTCCATTTCTGCGGCAAGATCAAGCTGCATCTGACCTGCGGTCTGACTTATGCCCGTCATTACCGCACGCCGCACTGCAACGTCTGCCCAGTCGGTCTTACCCGATGGATAAGTTACAGTCGCAATACCTTGTTTAGCAAGCTCGACAACTGCGTCGTAAATAGCATCCTGATATGTAAAAGCACCGCTTTGTACCTTTAACCATGCCTTGTCCATAAGATGAGTAACAGTTGCCTGCGAGGACTCTACCATGGACTTACACAGATTTTTTGTCATACCATTTGCATTTTTAACGCCTGCCTTAAGCGTGTTGGATAATGCCACCGACCTCAGAGCGGCGGAGCAGTCCTTGCCGTAAGTTCTGTATATCTTGGCGTCGTTGTTGATTGCCTCCTTACAGGCATCGGTGTACAGCTTTGATATCTGCCGCTTTGATTTGCCTGTAAATTCTGCAAGCATAGCAGTGATCTCTTTTGTAGACATCTTCAACTGGCTTGCTTTGTACAACTGCCATTCTGCCGAGGGAGTAAGATAGTCCGCTTTAACAAGCTTTTTGGCAATAGACTTGATTATATCAGTCTGTACCTCGCTTACAAGATCAATCAAGTCATCTGGCAGTTTTTGTAACGTCTGAGGGGTAAGCATTACTCCTCACCGTCCTCAAAGCCCATAAGCTCATCGTCGGTAGGTTCACCGTCTGCAAGACGTGCCTTTGCCTCCTCTTCCGATTCGCCGTACCATTTAACACGGTATTCCCACTTCTGCATTAAACCTGCTGTGACATCATCTTTGTCACGTTGTCGCTCGGCATTTTCGTCTACCAGTGGACTTTGGTCAAAGACTATGGATATATGTGCGTCCTCCTTGACCTGTGCGTCGATAAAGCTGTGGCCTATCCAGAGGAGCGTTTTAACAAGACCATGCAAAAAGCTCTCAACTTTTATAAAATGCTTGTGTGCGTTTTGGATCAAGTCCTGCTTGTCGCCTGTGTACTGGGTAGCAGTTACTATAGAGCCTGCATTAAACTGATAATGCTTAGTACCAAATCCCACCTTAAAGCTGAGATAATCAAGCTGTGCCTGTATACCCGCCGTATTGTCTGCAACTCTCAGATCGGGATTATGCTCCTGCACCATACTCTTACCCGTGCCATCGTCCATAGTCTCGCCGATATAATAAAACAGTTGTTGATTTACCTCATCGGGAGCAACCTTTTTATCTCCAGACATATCTTCAAGCATATTTTTGTTTAAAAACACTTTTTTCTGTCCCAACCAAAAATCAGAGTTAAGATTATTATATGCAAGATCAACTCCCTTCAAGTTGTCAATCGCTCCGGCAAAAACCGCACAGCCCATCCCATTATTGCCGTTAATGGGATTAACGATAGCAGGTTTGCATATGGTAAACCAAGACTTGTCTGATCCTGTATGCATTATTCTTGCAACACCGTCCGGCAGAGGTTCTTCGCTCAACAGCGATTTATCTTTTATTCCAAAGATGTGATTTTCTATGACATATTCGCCTTTTTCCAGACGGTGTATCTCAAGATACAGCTTGTTGCTGCCTTTTGTACAGATATCGGAGCAAAACGCTGCTTCGGTGATAATGCCGTTGTCCGATGATAGGACTATTATCCTATCCGCCTCAAGGTAATTTAGATCTATCCATGCGTCAGGTGACGGCAGAAGTCTGCCGTCTGAGCTTACCACAGCATTTTTAAGACGTATCACAACGGCACAAGTGCCGGAATACATCATTTTTTCCATGAGGTCGTTAGCCTGATCCCAGAAGTTGTTGCTGCCGAACACTCCGCCGTTGTCGGTATCGCCAACGATGAACTTTTCCGAGTATTCATCATCTACTTTTACAAACGTTTTGTCGTTTATTAATATGCTTGCCCAGTCCTCGCACACCTTTTTGGCCATTTTCATGGTATACATATCACGACTCTTGCGTTTTTCTCCGTTTTCAAAAGTTATCCTATGAAATGGTTCATGAAAACCCTTCCACCAGTCTTTCCATACGGATATATTATTATAATAGTTGGTCGAAATGTTATAGCCGAAGTTATTATTCAGCCAGTTTATTATCTCACTGTTCAAATGTTTTCACCTCCTGCCAGCGTTAGCGGCTTGATAAATTTGCTAAAGCTGTACTCCAGAGCGTCAGCGGTATCTATATCGCAAGTACCGTCGTCAAGACGCTCGTCTCTGTCCGGAATTTTAGGATCCCATATCTGCTCCGACAAGCTTCCGATAACATTTTTGCAAATGTCAAGCACCCAAAATCTGCCCTGAGCCATCAAAGACGTAAGCATAGATATTCTGTCGTTTCGTGGAGCTTTGTAGCAGTCCACGATCTTGACCATCAGTCTTGCTCTGGCACAGGCTACTCTCAGACCGTTTATTACCGCTTGGTTTTCGTTGTCCGCCCATGCAAATTTAATTAAAAGCGGATTAAAACGCATATATAACGTCTTTACAAACTTTATAAAAGCAGTGTAAATAGTATCGGGACCGACCTCGCCCTTGCCGCCGTCTATTTTGTGATCTGCAATAACGACAAGCTTTTTAAAGCCCTCAATAAAAGCCGTAGCCACGAATGTGGTCTTTGACTTGTTGCCGCCGAAGTCGATACCTATCTGTATTGATGTGATCTTGCTTTTGTCAAGCTGTGATTCGGGTATTATATAATTTTCGGGGTCGTTGGCAAAGCTCTGGAAGATAAGACCCTCTGCCGCTATCCTTAACCCCAGTATATCTCGCTTGTACCAGATAGATGTCGGATCGTACTGAGATTTTACCTCAGCCTTACGCTGATCTGAGATATTTATGTTATCGTCAATAGTAAAATGTGCGTAGTTGTATCCGCCGAGGAATTTGCAATCGGCGGCGTCCTGCTGGTACTTGTCAATGTACTCGGTGTATATCCAGCTTTTTGGATTGTCCGGGTTAAGATCCCACCATATCTTACGCTTATCTGCGGCGATAGATCTGTTAAAAGCCTCCTGCACAAATGATTTGTGATGCAGATTGATCTCAGTACCTATCCACATACCATAAGAGTTGCCTCGTATGGACTTATAACTGCTGGCAAGCATAGCGCCGGAAAAGATGACGATCCTTGTTTTAAATCCTGTATCCTTGCCCTTTATGATAAGAGCCTCATTGCCCTTGTACTTACCCCAGCGGCATTGACCTCGAAAGAAATGCTCAATACCAAAGCCGTTACAGTCGCCAAGAATGATTTTCGCATTGCCGAGTGTTGACGCCGATGCAAGATGTATCTTGTCTTTAGTAGTCTTAAGCTCGTGACAAAAAGCAAGAACGTTGTCCACTGTCTTTCCGGCTCTTACCGCTCCCTCGGCAACGTTTATCATGCAGTCCTGTGACTTTCGGATATATGCCTTATGCTTATCGCCAAAATTGTAGGGTATGGTCTTTTTGCGTTTCTCAGGCTTAGTTGTCCTTGCCATAGATATCCTCCTCAATTTCCGACGTGTCCTCCAGCTCAGGATCAGCCTTGGGATTCGGTGACCAGTTTTCTTTGTCTTTATTCTGCAAATAGCTCAGAGCGGCGGACGGATTGGGAGCGACTTTTTTTACCCTGCGCCTGATCGTTTTGCGCCCTCTGGCGTCAACTCTAACTTCTTCCTCTGCATATTCGCCGCCCAGAGCCGCCGCAAGCAAAGCTCTCTCCACTTCGGAGTTTACAAGTTCAGGATTGTCGTCCAAAAAATCCTGAAGTTCCTTGTGCCGCTTTTTATAATCTGTGGCAAGCTTTTTCCGTTCTGCCTTGTCGGAGGTATTAATAAAAGCCTCCGACAGCTCGCCGAGGCTTTGTATATCCGTCTGTATTTTTACATCATTAATGTTGCTTACAGCTGCCGACAGCGTGTCGATAGCCTGTTT